AACTATATCCCTTACCCATGTCAGTAATATTGACAAACTTAACTGCACCCTTAGAACATGCAGTAGAAATACCAGTTGCAGTCCTTCCAGCACCTACAAGTGTCAGTGTCTGAATATAACCAATGTTTTCAATCTCATCATCAATGTTATCAACACCAGTGTCAATGACCTCATCTTCATATCTGTAGAGCTCACATCTCAACTCATAGACATAGGTCTTCTTGAGTTGGTAGAATGGTTGCTCATGCTCAACAAACTTAATCTCAAATAATCTATCTCCCAGAGGAAAATAAATTAAGTCACCTTCTTTAGGTCTTGTTGCCAATTCAACGTTTGGAATACCTTCAGAAAGAGGAGCAATATAGTTTTCAAATCTTTCTTTTGAGATGATAAGTTGTAAATCATCTCTATTTTCAATACCAAACTTTGATAGAATGGTCCCTTGACCAGTATATCCATCATAGTTATCTACATATGCCTCGATAGGATATGCATTCTTAAATTCAGACTCAATAACTTCTTTAATGACAGTATTAGTTGTTGCATACTGTCTAGGAAGATAATACACTTCTATCCCATACATCTGCAACTGTTCGTTGACCAGACTTTGGATTAGATCTTGTTCTGAGCGGGAGCCGTTAAGGAAAAAAGGATTTAACATACATCATCACCCAATTAAATCGAGTGGTGGAAGTTCATAAGTGAATATCATTTTCTCTTTAATCTCATCCAACTCTCTTTGACCATCTTCAAAGATCTGTCTTCCATTAAACTCAATACCACCTGGCAGTTTTACACCTTGGAACTTGATAAGATTTTGACCCCACTGTCTTTTGATAAGAGCAGTTAGATATGGTTTGAGGAAAGAATCATTATATACTCTTGGATAATCATTAGGATCCATTGCCCTCCAACAGTCAATAACTAAGAATTGACCAACTCTGATTTGATCCCAGTCAATGTCAAGATACATTCTATCTTTTCTTTGATTGAATCTAATTTGTTTATGAGTATTGAGGAGGAAATTCATTGTCTCCAAATAACTCATTGCCATTGAATAACTCAATAAGTCTGTTGAACCCCAGTAATAGACGTCATTCAAGAACATCTGATACTTGAAGCTAAACATGTTTGAGCTACTTGCTGCCTGAGCTTCATCATATTGGAATACCTTATTGATACCAATAACACTAGAAGGAATCTGAAGGTAGTTACTATTCTCATAGTAGGTGAATGTAGTGGCAGTACCTACAATATTTGTACTTGCATGTGTAGATGCAATACCTACACTAGAAGGCCCTCCATTAGTCAGTGGTGGGGCTCCAGGCGGCCTTGCCTTACCTCTATCTACATCTTCCTGTGTAATTTGATACTTCAAATAAACCTGAGCAACACCATCAAAGTGTCTCTCATTGAAAAACTGTAATGCATCATCTACAAGATCTTCTACCTGTTCTTCGGCAACGTTGATCTCCAATACAGGAGCACCTAACTGCCTCAGGCAATAGTCAATCAGTTCTTGTCTTGTACTAGGCTGAGACATTATATTTTAGATACTATCTATAACCTTATTTATTACCACGAAGTAAGTCTGTTATACCCTCTAACATACTTTTGATCTCACCAACATCATCTTTCAAAGCACTCACTTCACCTTCTACTGACTGTAGTCTTTTTTGGTCTGCAGTCAGTTTAGTTCTTTTAGAAACATATGTAAGATATTCAGTTTTGTTTTTGTTGATAATAGCACCTGTCTCACTATCACGATAGTAACCAGGCATATCCTCTACAGGAATCATTTTTTTCATATCAGGCAAACGAAATTGCTCTCAGGTTTCTTATGTATGGAGCATTGCTTTGGTCTGTAGATGTTCCAACAATTTTGATTCTGAAGGATGTGAATGGCTCAAGCTCATCAATAGTAAACTTATACTCTTTGTACAAGTTGAGTGAAGGTTCTGGATTGTATTGGTCAATCTTAGGAACTTTCTTGTCAGGAGTACCATTGTTATCTGAGATATCAAGAATGGCACCATTAGGACCAAGGTTTGAATATCCAGGGAATGGGATAAAGACTGTTTCTTCTGGTTTTGCATCCTGATTCAATGCATAGAATACTCTTACATCATTGTTGTTTGTAATATAACCATCCAGAAGAACCTGGAGTGATGTAGCAGGATTCTCAAGTATTACATTCTTACTTACATAGAAGAATCTATTTGGGTCATTTTGTGTGCTATTAACTCTAAAGTCATTTGCATAGTCAGTGACTGGTGCATTGACTCTATTCATTGTATAGACAACAGAAGCATTATCAAGGTCAATTACAGGACTCAACAGAGGATTGTTTGTAAGGAAACTAAACAACATTGAGAATGACTTTTGACCAGGATAAACTTCACTATTCAGAATAGCAGTTTCATTGGTTGATGAAGCAATCATTCTCATAGAATCAAAGTAGTTCTTGTCAAACAAGGTGACTCTCTGATATCCTTCATCATCAAATGATGGTTGATTACCACCAATACTAGATGCAGAAATTGTTCTTGCCTGAGGAATCAATGTTGTTCCTGTTGGAGCAATAGTGGTGACCTTAGGAGTCATCAAGGAGAATGGCAAGTTATAAGAACCAGTTACATCAGGACCACCTGCAAGAATTCTATTGTTGAAGTAAAGTGGTGGGAATCCATCAGCATTACCAGGTGCACGGTTTTTACCATTTGCATTCATCAGAATCTTAATGTAGTAATAATCAAGACCAATTGCATCCTCATTAAGGTCTGATTGAACCACATTGGCCAATTGATGTGTCTTATTGATTCTTCTCAATGATACACCATTGAGTTCATACTTATAACACAGTTCATCAGCAGCATGAGATGCAACAACAGTGTTGTCTACACCTCTTATAATACCAGTAAGTGTTCTACCAATTACACCAGTGTAGCTAAGAAGTTCATCACCAATCATAATATAACCTGGGTTTGTACCACTTACAGCCATATTTTCAAATTCACCATACAAACTAGTTGCTACACTCTTAAGTGTAATATAAGTTGTCTCATCAAAGTTATACTTATTAGCAAGAGACAATGGAGTCATGTCACTTCTTACTTGCTCAAGTTTAACTCTATTGACATTGGAATACATACCATGGTTTCTTTGGAAGACCTTCAAATAGATACCAGTATTAACCTCGGTAATAGGTGCAGTAGGAATAACATTACCACCAACACTATAATTCATCTCTGTAGAAATACCAGAGTTATTGACATAATAAAGAGGGAATGATGGGTTAGTAGTAAACTGACCTTGGACATTATCAAGAATCAGTGTGTTATTACCCAGAATTTGGTCTACAGATAACTGCATTCCAGAACCAAGGTTGACTCCACCAATATTGACTGGTGTCAATACATCACCAACTGCATATCCAGTACCACCATTGTTGACTGTTGCAGCAATTGCAACACCATTCTGAACAGTAATATCAGCTGTTGCATTAATACCCAAACCAGTGATTGCAGTAACTGCAACACCAGTATAAACTTTTGTACTAGCTGATGGTGTATAACCTGCACCAACATTCGTTAGTGTGAAGTTAGAGGTAATAGAACCTGCATAACCAACCAAGTTACCTTGAGCACCATTATTCAACTGATTAACAGTATTACCCAATTCAAGACCAGAATCTGCAACTGTAGTTCCTAAACCAACTCTAATTCTTCTTGGCTCAATAGAAATACCATTGGGGTCAATCTTAGCAAGAGCTGGTGGAAGTTCTGGATTAAAGAACTGAACTGCACCTGTTGGTACAAAGTTGGCTCTGAAGAGTTCAAACTTAAGGTCTTCATACTGAGATGGAGTCCAAACAGCAGCATTTTGTGATTTGAAGAGTGAACCAAGAGTTGGTTGTTGTGTAACCAGAACTTGACTGGATTCTGATGAAGTTGTTCTAACATCAGGTTCACCAAGTCTACTAATCCAAACTTGATATTCTGTAGAGTGTGAAAGAAGAACCATTGCATATTCTCTGTCACCATTCAGATAAACTGGTGCTTTCATTTCAATAACAGTTGCAATTGATCCATCTGGGCTAAGAACAACATCTGATGGGTCAATATCAACTTCAGAGAATGGAAGAACTGTACTAGTAGGAGTACCAAGATCTACTTCTCTTAACTGGAAGGTAACAGGAAGATTGTCTGCCTTTGCAACAAAATAGATATGTACCTTAGTAACAAAGATACCTTCTGGGTCTGGAACAAAGAATGTTTGTGCAAGAGGGTCTCTTCTCCTTGGCCGTGCTGGAGGACGAACTTCAGTTACATTGGTGACATTAGTAATCTCCTGAGTAATGTTAGTGATGTTTGTAATATCCTGCTCAATATTTGTAACAACATCAAAACCACTTTCAATAGAAACTGCGTTAGAAGTTACTGTATCACCAAGTTGTCTTGTTTGACTAAAGTCAATAGTCCGTACAGATGCATTTCTAACAGACAGGGTTGTTTCTTGTGTAGTATCTACATCACCTTGTGAGTAGAATGTCTCTTCACCAGCAGTAGTAACTGCACCAGGAATCATACTGTTGATTGCACTACTTGTGAATCTAAACCTAGATCTACCAGTTTCAAATGTTGGGTTTGCACTATTTGCAGAATCAGGTACTCTAAAGGAACCCTGAACTGTACCAACATTATCAGCAATCATTCTCACATTAGTCACTTTTGCCTGAGCACCACTTGTACTACCAGTTAGAATCATTTGAGCGGCAATATAACCACTAAATTGAGGACTATCTTCAGACTGAAGACTAAACTCATCTACATTGAGAAGAGTAGATGATTCAGAATAAACAGCTGGGAATGCAGTATCTCTTGAATATGGGTTTGTATTGTATACATCAGTTGGGTTATTATAAGGACCATACTTGTGGTTGATATTTGCAACTCTAAAGTTAATAGCAGGAGTAGTAGCAGAACTCAGAGGTTGAGTACCACCATTATCCATTCTACCAACAATAGTTTCACCTACAAGGAAAGTACCATGGTCCATTTCAATTTCAATAAGTTTTGGACTGATAAACTTATTGACATCGACGTTATCAAAGAAGCCATAAAGTCTGGTAAATGGTTTGAATCTAGTACCAGTGAGCTCGATATTACGAGTTCTCATAAAGTTGATGATATCTCTGGATACCACTCTGTCTCCAAGAGATTCGGTATCAATTCTCTCAGTAACAATTTGTTGTTGACCAGTTCTTTGTTGGTCTAAGTTGATACCACCAGATGCAGTAATGTTATTGATAAGAGCATCACTTGCATCAACAATCTGATCTACACCGACATCAGCACCTTGTAGTAAGGAATCTGTAAGGTCATTAGAAATTCTATTTGTTGCACCTTGCATAAACTCTTGGTCATTTGCAAGAGACAGGTCCATATTGACACCCACAGTCTCCCAGGAATTCCAAATGACTGGAGTAATACCATTTCTAGTACCATCCTCATTGGTGGTAATTTCTGCACCAAGTGCTTCTGAAATACCACGGAAGGACCCTTCCATCATTACATCATTAATTTCAAGTCTGTTGACATCAATCCAGACATCTACTTCTGGTGTAAGTTTAATATTACCTTGCCAGAATTGTACCAGGAATGGAGTTACATTCTCAATTCTTGTTGCAAATGGGTTATGTGTATACTCAACGTCTGAATAATCAAGAGTTAGAATTCTATCACTCTTCTTGATATTGGAACCTACAATTGGTGCAAAGTTTGCATCCTGATTTGTATTTGATGTGGAACCAATACCAGAAATTGCAGTTGTACCCAACTCCAGATTGACTGCTGTAGTATAATGTGCAGGTCTCAGAACACCCTTCTTAGTATCTACACTATTACGAATACCAATCTGAGTATCTTGTGGCTCAAGTGATGAGAAGTTATCTACAAAGATACCTGACTTGAATCTGTTATTACCATTAGCATCTTCTACAAACAGACTCAGAGCATTTTGCTCAAGCTGATTCAATGATGTATAATACTCAATATTCTTGATTCTCTGCTCAAGTTTAGCGATATCACTCATCTGATATCTCTTATGCTCTACAAAGTTGACCTTTGCATTGGAGACATCATAAAGATATGCAGGTAAGAATACATTAGCAATATTCAGAGCATTACTAATACTATCAGGTAATCTTGGTTGATCATCTGGAGTACCATACTGAACACTCAATTGACCTTCAATATCAATATAAAGTCTATCTGCTCTTGGAAGATAATAGCTATATCCAAGAGTCATTGACTCATCTGATGCAATAATATGTGTAGAACTCTGTTGATTTCCATCAGAACCATCAACAAAACTTCTACCATCAAATTCAAATGGTGATCTGCTACC